CCTCAGGCCCCCCTGTGCTAGTCGACACACTCCACGCAGTGCATGAAGTCCTCGACCACCCAAAACCTGTTGGGAGCCTCTCAGGTGTCAACACCTAAAACCCGTACTAGGGACATTATCGTCCATAGAACGGCAACCGAGTGGGGGACGCGTAATGCTCCTCCTGCAGATGTGTTTAACACCACATTGCATTCCTCGGGGGTGCTGTTTTCGAGACAGAAAACTGTCTCAGAAGGACACCCGTTTCACCATCTAGGTAAAGCGGATGCGGATCTCGGTGGGGAGTTCTTCTCCGAGCGATCTTTCCATTGGCATAACAGCCCATGGTTAGAAGTGCGTTCAGCTTCTGGATTGACATATTCGTATTTTAACGGACGTGTCTTTCCTAAGGTTGACGCTAGCTTGTCCGCGGTCGATGGTTTTGCCCCTGTTGCCCAATCTCCTTCATCGGAATTGGATGCAGCTGGGACAACCGCTATCGCTCGTGTGATTCCAACGAATCCTGTAGCTGGCATGGCGGTTACTCTCGGCGAATTGCACGAGGGTTTCCCCAAGCTGATGGGAACGCTTTTGTTCAAAAACGGGCTCAAGAAAATCCTCAAAGGATCAGGGGATGAATTCTTGAACTACGAATTTGGCATAAAGCCTCTCATTAACGATCTCCTTAAGTGGGCTTACGCCTACAACCACGCTGATAAGCTGTGGGACCAGTTCCTTCGGGATTCTGGTCGGAGAGTTCGTCGACGCTACACCTTCCCTGAGAGTACAGAGCTCCTGGAGTCGACAGTAACACCGAACCAACCAGCAGTCGGTGCCGGTATTACTGCTTCTCCATCTCTGTGGCAGGGGAACTCGAACAGCTTTACGCTCTATAAAGAGACCCTTTTAAAGCGTAAACGCTGGTTTTCGGGTGCTTTCACTTATTTCGTTGATGCTACTCCAGATCAGCGAAATCAGTGGAAACTTCACCGAAGACGTCTAGATTACCTGTATAGTACAAAAATTACTCCACAGGTACTCTGGAATCTAGCCCCCTGGAGCTGGGCCGCCGACTGGTTCGCAAACACCGGTGATTTAATTACTAATATGACCCGGTTTAGCGAAGACGGTCTCGTGATGCCTTACGGGTACATGATGGAACTTTCCACATGTCAAACCACGTATCGCATGAAGAATGTTACCCCAAAAGGGTATAACATTCCCGATCTGACTCAGGTGTTTCGCCATCTGGTGAAATATCGTCGTCAGGCCACGCCCTACGGGTTCGGACTGAACGAGAATCAATTTAGTTCTCGTCAGTGGGCTATACTTGCTGCCCTGGGTTTGTCCCGGTCGTAAGTGCCCATTTTCATCACTGCAACCGCTACCATTCGGTAGCACAGTTAGGAGCAACTGTCATGTCGTTCGCCGACCCCCAGAGTGTGACGATCAATGCTGTCGCACAGAGCATGCCCCGTGTCTCTTCTGGAGACAATTCGGGCACGTTTCAGAAGGACGACGGCACTTACCGTCTGAAGGTTTCCCATCAGTACGGTAAGCGTACGCGTCGAACCATCCGGCTCGATGCCAACAAGATCGCCGCAAACCCCTTTGACACTTCGCTTAATCAGCAGGTGTCAATGTCGGTTTACCTGGTTGTCGATGTTCCTGCCAATGGACAGGGTTACACAATCACCGAGACGAAGCAGATCGTGGATGGCCTCACGGCCTACCTGACCGCTTCGTCCGGTGCTAAGGTAACTCAGCTCCTTGGTGGCGAACAGTAACAGTCATCCTCTGTCACAGGCGCAACGTTCATGACTCAGGAAGTCTTACCTCTATTAGGAGGAAGCTTGAAGAGCCTGTTGTTGCTCTGGGAAGTCGCCGCCCTTGAATTAGGCGGTGAATGTCAAACCAGCACAGTTCGTGATCTGCAAACAGTTCACGAACGAGTAAAACACGAGGGGCAGTCGTTTCTTACGATTACCCTTCCACAATTCTGTTCCGACTTCCAAAAAAGCCTGGATCAGGGTTTTGTGGACACTACCTCTTTTGCTGGTTTTGGCAGAAGAGGGGGTCTCCCGAAGTTTCTTTCGGGTTTCCTTTGTCGTGTTTTCTCCAGTGCAGGCCGGTTACTCGATGATCCTTGCATTGAGGCAATCCGTGCTGTTCGTCAGCTTACGCTGATGTTCAGTAAGATTGAACTCCCATGCTCGCAAGAGCGTGTCGACTCCGCAATCGCGAAGTACATCGAGTGTGAAAGGAATGTACGTGAGAACGATGCGAATTGTCCTACTGACGATCTGTTACGTTTTGATCGTATCAGCCGTCTATTGTTTGGACAGTTCTTCGCCAACGTGGATCTTGCGATCTACCGTGGCGCTGTTCTTCCCCGACATGGTCCTGGTCATACCGCCGATCGCCTAAAGGGCAATCGAAAGTATGAACAGAAGGAGTGGACTCAGAGGCTCGAAAAGATCTTTCCGGCCTCTGAGTTTCTACTTCCCTCTTACGACAGAGTCGAAGAGGCTCTTTCGAGGATTACATTCCTTGAACCCGGAGCTGAGAGGCCCGTTAGGGTCATAACAGTTCCTAAAACGCTGAAAACCCCAAGGATTATCGCAATCGAGCCTACTTGCATGCAATATGCACAGCAGGGGATTTTGGAGGTCCTTGTCCATGAACTTTCGAAGGACAATCTTCTTCGATCGTACATGGGGTTTGATGATCAAACCCCCAATCAGGTCTTGGCGAGAGAGGGCTCCATTTCTGGAGATCTCGCTACGCTTGACCTTTCTGAGGCATCAGATCGGGTTTCCAATCAGCTTGTTCGTAGACTTATCGGTAATCATCGATGGCTTGCAGAAGCCGTTGATGCTACCCGGTCGCGGAAAGCTGATGTACCTGGGTATGGCGTTATACGCCTGGCCAAGTTTGCGTCGATGGGTTCCGCGCTTTGCTTTCCATTTGAAGCGATGGTGTTTCTCACCTGTTGCTTCATAGGGGTAGAGAAAGCGCTTAACCGGCCGCTTGCCAAGACCGACATTAGCCGGTATCTTGGACGGGTGCGCGTCTATGGTGACGATATCATCGTCCCCACAGACATGGTTTCTCTCGTCGTAAGTTCCCTTGAGACTTTTGGGTTCAAGGTGAACCTCTCCAAGTCTTTCTGGACTGGAAAGTTCCGAGAGAGTTGTGGTAAGGAGTATTATGACGGACATGACGTTTCAGTTGTCAAGGTCCGCACGATGCTCCCTACGCGACGAGCTGACGCTAGGGCGCTGGTGTCTACCGTTGCAACAAGAAATCTCTTTTATGAGAACCTGTTGTGGGGTATTGCCAGACACCTCGACCGTCACTTAGAGAAGTTTATTAAACTCCCTCGAGTGCTGCCGACGTCGCCCAGTTTGGGTCTCCGTTCATACTTAGGTTACGACATCCATCGGATGGATGAGGTCCTGCACGCTCCCCTTGTTAAGGGATATGCAGTTGTACCCAAGATTCCAAAGTCTCCCTTGGATGGGAACGGTGCCCTTCTCAAGTTCTTCCTCAAGCGTGGTGTCGAACCACAGGAGGAAGGTCACTTGAAGCGCTCAGGACGTCCTACGTCCGTCGACATTCGACGTAGGTGGATCCGCCCGTTTTAGCGCGGGTGGACTGAGTCCCCAAATTGAGGGGGCTCAGATGGGAGGGCC